GGTGGATTTGGACTGCTACTTTGGTAGCCAGCAGGAACAGCCATAAGAACAGAAAATCTGTTCGTTCTAGCCATACCCAAATTCATTTGTGACACGAAGTCGCTTATGTTCATTGCTTGATCCTAATTTTAGATTCTGCCCAAACTTGTTCTTTACTTGCTCCAACAAATCTCTCAACTGGTAACATCATTGCGGTAGCCCAATCGGCAGATTGAACATTAACCAGTGGCGACATAACATGACTTGTTAGATATCGTTTTACGCATGGCTTTGCTAAGTTAAATTTCGCTACTCCATCAATTAACTGCCATGAAAATTTTAATTTTGTTGATGCGTTCCACTTGTCGTTGTTCGCAAACATCAACAAACGATCCATCAGAACAAGTCTTAATCTATGTGGAAGATAATGCATGTTCAAACCAAGCCAGCCATCTTCAAGTTTTCTAAATGGGAAAACTAGAGGAAATCTATCATAGTATGGTAGTTCGTCTTTTAATTTTGGATTGTAGTAGTACATGTACAACTTTCCAGGCATCAACGCATTTGCGCTCTTAACATCTTTTGGATCATTATTAATGATCATGTTAGGAGTAATTCGTTTTTTACTTAAAAGAAGAACTTGTTGGTCGAACCACAGCTGTGACTTTTTCGCTATCGACTTGTCAAAGCGATATTTGTCATAGATGTCTTGTAATTCTGATTTAGCCATAAGTATATTTATAGTCCTAATTCATGTTCTGTGAGTATAATAAACTCCCATCCACGATCTTTTGCATATGCTTTAGCTGCTGTCCATTTGGATTGATTTTTAATGTAGTCAAAAGATTCTTTAATATACCTTTGAGTTTGTCTTCCAGGATAGACAGGTGGAACAGTCTGTTTGGCTGGCTTAATTTCAACCAAATATGTTTTTATGGTTCCAGCTTTGTCTTTAATTTGAATCTGAAAATCGACATAATATCGATGAATACGATTATCCGTTCCACATCTGTATGGGATAATTGTTTCTTCAGAAATCCACTTAACTACGCTTGGATTAACATCACACCAATTGGCAAACCTTGTTTCCCAAGAAGATCTCATTATAATATTGGTTGGATCCCCAGAGTATTTTTGTGGATTAGTTGGTGTAAACTTCCTCTTATGGAACATAAATATACGAATAGAGTCTAATACTCATATTTAGAGAAAACCATGGCAGATAATACACCTACAGTAGCTTCCTCAAGTTTAAATCCACAAAGAGGAGCAGCCACTTCTTTTACCCCAACACAATATAATATTGGTCAGTATCAGTATCCAGCCGACCTGTATTCAAATAATTCTGTGTATGGTGGAAACTATGTTATTTTCTACATTAATGTAGCTGAAGATTCAAGAATTTTCGCTGTAAATAAAGAACCAACTGTTGATCCAAAACTTGTACCAGCAAGACTTCGTGGAGATTTGGCTTCTCAAAATTTTAATACAGCTCAAACAACAGTTGGCGCTGCTGCTCCATTGGCAGTTGGTGGTGCTGTAGCAGAGGGCGCATCGCAATATAGTAAAGGAATTGTTGGTGTCACGAAAGGAGCTCTAAAGGGTGGTGCTCTTGGAGCAATTCCAGGTGGTGCGACTGCCTTAACAGTTGCTAATGCTGTTGGTGGAAAAATGGGTCGTCAACAGAAAAGACTACAAAAAGCCATTGCTCTGCATGTTCCAAATGATTTGAGTATCAGCTATAATACCCAGTGGGATGCTGAAGATACAGCAATGTTTCAAATGGGAGCAACAGCTGCCAAAGAAATGGGTAAGGCATTTGCTCAAGATGGAACTAAAAATGGTATGGGTGCGACCAGCGCTATTTTAACAAGTTTAGCATTATCGAAAGGTCCACAAGGAGCAGCGCTTTCTGCAGCTTCTGGTATCGCAGCAAACCCAAAGAAAGAAAACTTGTTTAAGTCTGTTGATTTTAGAACATTTACTTTTAGTTATAAATTCTTTCCAAGAAATCCGAACGAAGCGCAGGATGTTTTGAACATTATTAAAGAATTCAAAACACATATGCATCCTGAATATAAGGATTCAAATAATTTCGTTTTTATCTACCCATCAGAATTTGATGTTTATTACTACAACAATGGAGTTGAGAATTTAAACTTGCATAGACATACCTCTTCAGTATTAACAAATATGGATGTAAATTATACTCCAAATGGAATGTTAAATACATTTGATAATGGTATGCCTACTCAGATTGATGTTAAATTGACATTCAAAGAACTCTCTATCCTTACAAAACAAGAAATTCAGGACGGATTCTAATATGTACTTTAACACAATGCCAAACATATATTATGATTTTAACGATAAGAATGGTCAGCCATATCTTAAAATCCTTAAAGACATAACAACTAATGTCCGTGTTATACAACAGGTTTTAGAGAATGTTACTGTATATGATTACTATGACATTATTGATGGTGAAACAATGGAGATAATTTCAACAAAAGTTTACGGAACTCCAAACTATCACTGGCTCTTAATGTTATTGAATAACATTTACGACTATCGTTCTGATATGCCATTAACATTTACACAGTTAGATGAATATATTACTCAAAAGTACACAAAAACATATACCTTTACAACATCAATTTGGTCTTATACAACAAACCAAGCAAATACACAAAATGTTGTAACAATTACCATTCCATCTCATGGACTTCCAGTTGGTACTAGTATTATTGTTGAGGGTGCGACTGGAGATCATCCACCAAATGGAACTTTTACTATTTCTAGCACAACATTAAATACAATTTCTTTTATAACAAGTGGTGTCCATGGTATTGGTGGTGGAACATTAACTATTATTGCTACTGTTACAGCTGCAGCGGTTCATCACTATGTTGATTCAAATGGATATATTGTAAACCAAACTGCATCTGGAGCTGTGCCTGTATCAAATTACGACTATGAAGTTTCTGTTAATGAATCGAAACGCAGAATTAAAATCGTGTCTAAAAATGTATTAGATATATTGGCTAAACAATATCAACAAATGTTCTCATAATGGCAACAGAAACCGAATTTGATAATCCCTCGTCAGCAGAATTAAGGGTAGCTGGTGATGTAAGTTTAGAGAAAGTTCAAATAACTTCTCTGGCAAACAACACATTTTTTGATATTAAAAATCAGGTAATTACTCTTCAAATTTTTGAAGATTTGTTCAGCCCTTTTATTACTGGAACATTGATCATTAAAGACTCATTGGATTTAATAAACTCTTTACCATTTACTGGGCAAGAATATCTAGATCTGCGTGTTTATACTCCAACATTTGACAAATCATTAAAATCTGATGGGGTTATTGATCAACGATTTTATATTTACAAATTAACAGAACGAGAATATTTTGGTGAGAAAGCTGTTGGATATCAAATTCATTTTATTACAGCAGATGCGGTTACCGATTTAAATGTTGCACCAAGTAAAGCATTTTCTGGAAAAGTTTCTGAGATTGTTGCTAAAATTGTAAAAGATACTGCATACCTGAACAGCGATAAACAACTTATCCTTGAAGAAACCAAAAACAGTATTAAATTTATTTCAAATTTTTGGCCACCAACAAAATCTATTAAATATGCGACTGAGCATGCTCAAAATCCAAATAACAGTTCTACTTATTTGTTTTTTGAAAATAGAAAAGGATACAATTTCGTTTCTTTAGATTATCTTAATGATCTGCCAGTATATCAGACATTTAAAAGTGGAACTACTCATGACGATATTAACAAATTGGGTGGGTCAACTCGTGTTCTTGAACGAGATTTTTCAAAGATTTTAGAGTTGTCTGTTCCAACAGGGTTTGATTACATTGATCGTATTAGACATGGAACATATGCTTCTAAACTTGTTACTCACGACTTAACCACAAAACGATATGGTACTGTGTTTTACGATTATCTGAAGAAATTTGGTGAGGGTAAAGAAACAAGATTAAATCAATTTCCAATCACAACTAATGAAGTTGCTGCTCGTGTTGGAGCAATTACCTTTACAATTGAAAAAGAGAATCAGGTGTTTACAGGATTCGGTGAAATTGGCGTGGCTAAAGTTTTACAAGATAGAATTTCAAGAATGAAACAGGCAGAATCATTTAAATTGAGTTTGCGTGTTAAGGGTAGAAGCGATTATACAGTTGGCCAAAAGGTTTATCTTGATGTGAATATTCCAGCGCCAACTGCAACTGCAGACACTCCAAATGATTATAAAGATAAAATGTACAGTGGTAACTATTTAATTTCTGCGATTAATCATGTTATAGATAGAGAACAACATGAATGTTTTATTGAAGTAATTAAAGATAGTTTGATATTTGATTTGACGACAGGAAAAACAGCAGCATGAAATTATATACAGGTGTAGTTGAGAATAGAGATGATCCGCTACGAATTGGTCGTTGCCAAGTTCGTATAGTTGGACTTCACACTGAAGACAAAACAAAACTGCCAACTGAAGATCTTCCTTGGGCTCACCCTATTGCTCCAATAACTTCTGCTTCTATGAATGGTATTGGATGGACACCTGTTGGTCCAGTTCTTGGAACATGGGTTATGATTGTATTTACCGATACTGACGAACAGTATCCTGTCATGCTTGGAACACTTCCAGGTATTCCCCAATCTCAAGCAGCGCAGATCGCTTCTGAAGAATCTTCTTCTGATGCTATTGCTACTGATGGTGGTATTCTTGTTGATTCAACAGGAACAGAAATAAAAAATTCTAGTGGAGATCCTGTTCAAGTAGGAACTAAAGATTCGCAATCAAGTCCACCAACAACTGCTCCATCTTCAACTGGCGCAGCGCAGCCAAATCTTTCTGAACAGAATACACCAAATGCTGTTCCTGATTCTACCCTAAAAACAGACATACCAACAACACCTCCACCAAACTCTACAAGCAACACAACACAAGCAACTGCTTCTATTAAAGCAATTATCTCTGCTTGTGATAAAATTGGGTTGACTAGTAAATATGCAAAATGTGCTGTTATTGCCATTGCTGGTGGAGAATCTGCTTGGCTTCCTGTTCCTGAGGGATTCTATTACAGTAAAGCAGAAAGTCTCGCATCGGTATTCAAAGGTGTATTTAAGGGAGATCTAACGCTTGCGGCAAAATATGCAAAATGGCAAGGTTCAAGAGAGGACTTTTTCAGATTTATCTACAGTCCAAATTTTAGTAACGGATACAGTGCTGGTAATAGACAGCCAGATGATGGAGCATTATTCTATGGTCGTGGATTTATTCAGTTTACAGGTAGAGCATTATATCAACAATTAGAAACTGCCTTGGGTAAATCTGGTATTGTTGCTCCGCTTACTACTCAGCCTGATTTACTTATTACTGATGTTAATATCTGCGCTGCAGCGACAGCAATGTTTTTTAAATTAAATGTTAAAGTCGATCAAAATGATCCAGGATATTTCGTTGCTGCAAGAAAAAGAACAGGTAATGATGCTGGTGGTGGTTATGCGAAGAAACAAAAATACTATGATTATTTCTTAGGCGGATCTACTGGTGTTGATTCTACAAATAAACCAACTGCCGATGCTCAAGTAACTTATAGTCCAGCTGATGTTGCTGGATTACCACCAGCTAAACAAGCTGCTTTACTTGAAAATCGTTCAGCAAACAAAACAATCGGATTTACAGATCCAACTGGTAAATATCCACTAAGAAATTTACTTGATGAGCCAGACACTAATCGTCTTGCTCGTGGTATACAAAAAGAAACTGCTATTGAGTTTAAAGATTCACAAAGAACAAAGGCGATTCCTTCTGCGAATGGTGGTGATACATGGGATCAACCTCTTGCTCCATTTGGTGGCGAATATCCATACGCGAAGGTTATGGAAACCGAATCGGGACATCTATTAACATTCGATGATACACCATTAAACGAAACAGTTGGATTGTATCATAAAACTGGAACATTTACTGATATAGATGCGAATGGAACACAAGTAAATAAAATTATTGGTGATGGATATACAATTATTGATAGAAATGGTTCTGTTTATATCAATGGTAAATGTGTTATCACTGTTGGTAATTCAGCAAGCGTATATGTTCAAGGTTCTGCCGATGTTCAAGTCGATGGAGCAGCGACAGTAAATTTAAACA